CGTATCTATTACCTGCCAAAGCGACAAGAGCACTTTGACCGAAAGCGTGTGACGCAATCAGCCTTACTGCGTTGTGCCTACTAGAATCAGTGTCATAAACCAAGAACTCTCCATAAGCCCGCCCTCCATAATTAGGCACCTCAGAAATGGTTACCCAGTTTGCAGTCGTTACGGATAAAGACCTTTCGTCGTACACCCTTGGATAGCGCCCGTCATGATCCCCAGAAGTCCGGTGGTCATTCATCGCCTTGGCTTGCAGCAGCGTGGTTACGCTTGAATCGGTTCTGCTCGCGGTCGTGTCCATAGCCGCCGCCGTCCCGGCATCGGAAATCGTGCTTAGGGGCTGGGTGCCGGTGTGGGTCGAGCGGTCACGCAGGGTATCTGGGCTAGTTCCTCGAAGAAAATCAGCATCAAGCCCACTACCAGAACCATCTACGGTTTTAATTTTATCAAGGATACTTTGTGCAGACTCGTTCGTGGTCGCCTGCCAAGAAGACCCATCCCAGACCTGCATTGCATCCAATGCTGTATCCCAATAAATTGCGCCAACAACTAATGGGTTACCGTCATTGTCAGTGGTAGGGGTGTCCGACTTAGCGCCTAAGTAACGGCTATCAAATTGATCATAAATATCAGCGGTATTCTGTTCGGAAGTTGCAGCAGCAGAAGCACTTGCGGCAGCATTTGTCTCAGATGTCGCGGCGGCGCTGGCCGAGGAATACGCATTACTCTCGGAAGTGGCGGCGTTAGTCTCACTCGTGGAAGCCGCAGAGGCTGATTGAGCCGCATTTTGTTCAGAAGTAGCAGCAGCATTTTCACTTGCTAAAGCGTTACTGGCAGAAGTACTTGCTGAAGAAGCACTTGACGCTGCCTCACCAGCATGATATTTGGCCGAAAACTCTACACCATCAACAGGTTCATCCGTTTTAATCGCCCAATCTTCTGCAAGTTGTGCATTCGCTTGAGTCTGTTCAACAGCAGTCCTTACTTCACCCCCAATCTCCTGAGAAAGTCCCCACAGGATTGTGCCTTGCGGAAAAGTATCCCCAATGATTACAGCCGAGGTTCCGTCCACAATGAAGTTAAAATATCGATACGCACCACCACCTTCATCAATGTAAAGTGCCAGTCCAGAAGTTTGGATATTATTGAAAGAAACGTTCACTTGATCTTCGTTAAGAATCACTTGTTCAACAACGGGGGCAACACCACCCGCTGTAATCTGATTACGAAGATTCTCAATAGCAGTTGCAGCAGTGGGGACTTCGCCCGAAAGTGTTGGGACATAGGTATCCAACGGACCATTAACAATCTGTTCAAGAAGTTCGGACGCATCTTCTGCTCGTGTAGATGCTTCATTGGCCCTTTGGGCCGCATCATTAAGTACATCAATGTATGACATTCTGTTTATTCCTCTTTATTATCCTGTAAGAATATCCTCAGTGCTTGTTGCTTGGATTCATAGCATCTGATTGTATTATCCATCCCAAGAATAATCTCACGGATGGTGTTATCATTAAAATCCCTAAGACATGGTGTTAAATATAAATCAGGTATAGGTCTGTCGATATATCTCACCACATCATTACTGGCGCAACCTGTTAATAAAATCATCAGGCAGGCGTATATCCAAACATTCTTGCACATGGGTATCACCGATATCTTCTAATTGTGTTCGCAAGGAATTATTATGCTCTCTCTGTCTGGCAAGATCATCTTGATAGAGTACAAGCGATTCTTCCAATCTTTCATAATCCCTTTCCTGTTGCTGGATGATACTCCTCGCATCATATAGATCAGCCTGTAATTCCAGATTTGATTCATAAATCCCTTTATAATGGAACACGAAAGCAGTAACCCCTGCCAACCCTATACCTGCCGCAATCATCTTCCAATTCTTAAGGATTTTTATTACTTGAATCATAAGTGGTGACCTTTTTGTTGGTGACATTGGCTGCACCATACAAGCCAAGAATAATTGACTGTGCTGATACCCATGTTGCACCAGAGAAATCAATGGTGAATAATGCAATGCTTGAAACAATGCTCGCAATCAATGCCAGCAAGAATTTTCTTGATCTGTACTTTTCTTCAATCTTCATCTGATAAATCCCCAATGTTCATTTGGATTATCCTTACACGTTCTTCCAGTTCCCCAATCACTTCTTCAAGTTTTGAAACACGTTCAGAAAGAGATTCAATCCGTCTATTTGTTATTGATTGGTACGTGGTCAAATCTCTTTCCATCCGAGAGTATCTTTCGTAAATCCTATTATAGTAGACTTCATTTTGTTCTTGTAAGTGTCTCTCTGTAGTCTGTTCCCAAAGCATCCGAGAAGAAGCATCCTTTGTTTTATCAAATGACTCCACAGATAAAATAAGTAAACTTGCTCCTATAAAGATAAGGGATATAATGGTCAGTCTTTCAATCTTCATTTTTGAAAACATTATTACACCACCTTACCTTTATATTTATCTCATCGGGATTGTGCCTCAGAAATGGATTCACGAAATTCTCTGCGAAACTCTCTTGTATCTTCAACCAGAATTGTTATTTGCCTGGACATCTCCCGCTGCTGGGATTCTAACGATTGGATTCTGACATCAATATAGTCGGTGACTTGTTTGATTTGTCGATCCAACCGTTCATCAGTCACAGCAGTTGAATTGATGTGGTAAATACGTTCTTGGTTACGATCAATTTGCGATTGAAGATTGTTGGCGATAATACCCCCAAGGGATAACATAATTGTTACAACAACGCCCGCCCCGCCAAGTATCCAGGTACGATTATTATCAGGGAGGAGGTTGTTTGAATTGGTGTTCATCTCCAATTTTCCTCCTTAGATCATGCTGTCCGATACCAGATGGGCGCAACGAACACAGGATGGATGTTATTGTGGAACTGATTACCACCAGTAGATGAGACAGAGATACTGTGCGTATGAGCACCAGTTGTATTGGTCGAACCAGTTACTGAATGTGAATGGTTGCCGGATGTACCGATTGAAATATCATGGGTATGGGCACCAGTTGTATTGGTTGAACCTGTGTGTGAGTGAGAGCCAGCGTTGTTAATTGAAAGTGAGTGAGTATGGGCACCTGCTGTAGATGTATTGTTGTTACGACGCGATGATACGCCGCCTTCTCGTGCGTTCCCGGCCCATCCACTATCAGAACTGGTCACGTAAGTATGGCTGTGACTGCCGTCACTGCTAGTCGAGCCACTGTGGCTGTGAACCCCTGAATTATTGATATTCAAAGAATGCGAATGGTTACCAGCACTACCACTTGAGGCACTATGATTGTGGTTACCTGTAGTATTTGTCTCACCACTTACAGTATGGCTGTGTCCTCCAGCACTACCACTTGATGCACTGTGATTGTGCGAAGGTAATTCTTGCGTAGACAACCTGTGCTGGTATGTCCCTTCGGATTGACCTGCGACGAAGAAACGGTTCTGACCATTGGAATCAGTATGTGAACCGTCACCAATAATCGACCTACCAGAAATCTTCTGCCATGTACCGAAACCAAGACCCCCGTTAGAAATACTCAGACCAGGGTCAGTTGGTCGCATCACAATAGAACCAACAGGGAACAGTGCTTCAAACAAACCAGAAATTGATTGTGGCGTCAAGGCAATATCATTCCGAATACCTTCTCTTGCTTCCTGAACCGTAGCAAGTTCAACCAGACCAGTTTGATTGGTAGTAGCTGCACGGAACTGAAGTGTTGCAGGGGAAAGTGCAACATCATCTCTCGCACCAGCAGCAACTTCCTGATTGGTTGCAAACCGCAGAATACCTTCGGCGGATTGTGTAGCCCGTTTATTCTGAAGAGTGGACGGTGTTATTGCAACATCATTACGAGAGCCATTGTCTGTTTCTGTTTGAGTTGCAAGCTGGATTGTCCCTCGACGGGAGGTTGTTGCTTGACGGTTGCCTTCAAACGCTTCCCAAAACTGTGTATTCCCCGAAGCAGGATTCCGATTGGAATGAGTTTGAATACAACGATAAATCCGATTATCTGTACCCTGTACATAAGATTGGAATGCTTGGTATTCAGTATTCATATCCCATTCAGGAATACCTAACTGATTGTAATAAGCAAGACCTTGGTGCAGTTTCCGCATGGACCAGTTTTCGAATTCATAGGGGGGCTTTACTTGTGTCCACCCTGTTTGAATATAACTGTCCGAAGGTTTTTCTAAGTTAATATCCAAGGCATTCACTGCCCAGATCGTATTAACCGAAGCTGGTTTTTGATACTTTGACATGTCCTATATCCACCCTTTATAAATTCTGGAAGATTTCTTGGTTGGCAACCCGGTAAAGATTATTGGCCGCTTGCTCCCAAATGCTATTCACCACAAGCAATGTAGGATCAACTTGGATGTTGATGTATTCAATCCTAACACCTGCTGGTTTTGGAATGAGTCTGTCAGCAATTTGTGTTTCATCCAGACCGGGGAAAACAGTTAAATCAGGATCGTTCCAATCTCTACCGATGGCCAATGTAAATACTGCCGGTTCATCTGGATCAGACCCACCTTCAAATAGTTCAACAACAGACGGGTTGAAAATATCATTAACAACCCGAATGATTTCTTCTGGTGTTCCGCCAGCATTGTTCTGGATGATCTTAGATCGAAGGAATATTTTATAGAGACTGTCTGATAATTCAACAACGCCTGTAGCTGATTCAGGATCGCGCAGAGAATAATACAAACCGCCGCGTTCATTGCTGATTGAACCAAAAGGTTGTGCCCCAGGATCAGACTCAAAACCAAAGAAACCTGTTGCAGAAATATCAGTCAGTTCCCTTGGTTGTCCAATGATGTTACCGATATTGTCTAACTGTACACCAGACGATTCCTCAATATCTTTGATATCTTCAACATCGAGGAGCGTCTGTTGGATTTCATTATAACCGTCTGTCCACAACCGAATTAGATTAAGAAAATTTGGTTTATTCTTAAACTGTTCAGTGACCCTTCCTTCAGCTTCCTCAATGTAGTTAACTAATGTTTTATCCATAGTGACACCTTCTTAGTTAACAGAGACTGTGATATTGACATTACCCCGGAGAAGTTGGGCAATCTGATCAAAATTAATCGTTACATTGCCCATACCAGTTGGGTTTGGTGAAGTTCCAATCGAGAGTGAATCAATCTGATAACCGCTGGCTGCACTATTGATTGGTGTGTATAGGCGGGAGTAGATAACATCATCCCCTACACGATAATTCTCTCGGAAGTATTCTTCCAGTGCATCGATAATCAATTCGGGAGTATTAGAAGCAATGGACTGATTCTCGAAAGGAGAGATTACCAGATCAATATATATGTTCACAGTCTCTGGCCTGGAGAAACTGATATCGTGAGGAAGTCCTTGAGAATCAACCACAGTAACAGTAGTGTTTCCGAATGCTTCAACACCAGCAGGCTTTACTTCCCAAATAGCTTCGGCAATTTGTTGGGCACTCCCGCCCAGAACAACCGCCGAGAATGATTTGGGAGGGAGGCCGATTGCATCCACACCATTCGTTTCATTCTCATAGACTTGAACTTCCTCAACTCCCACAACACCCAACAGTGTGGAAAAGATTGAATCAATTGTCCCACGAGCATTTAGTTCTTTAGAGTTGGCAAAGCGGATACGCAACTCTTCATCTGTTTCACGGAACCTTCCGAGTGCAACAGGCTGGGGGTTAGTGACAGAATCCCATCCAGTAATCGGAGAAGAAACCTGATCAATAGTGTTTGCGGGCTGTGAGATTGGTCCTAACTCTGTACACTCTGCCGGAACCACTTTCTGAATCTTCTGGAACGACATGTTTGCTGTGATGGAAGTGTCGCGTCTGACAAATACATCATCGAATGTCACTCGGACTTGAACATCATTGACAACAGAAGCTGTCATTTCACTGGTTGAGTTATTGATGATTGAAGCAATCCCTGACGCAATATCGGCCAGAGTTTCACCAGTCCCAGTTGTGTAAGTGAATGATGATGCACCGGTCGTAATGATATAGTCTGCATTATCTGCTGCTGCAATCACTTGAATGGTGAAACCGGACACTTGTCGATCATTCAATTGCGTGGATGATGTCGTCACAAATCTATTGGTTGTTACAGATGACTCCACAAAAGATTCATTGGGAATTACCACATTGTAATCACCAGTTACCAACAATGCAGCAGTAGAAGGCGCTGCGTCAAACCTTGTCAGACCAGCATAAGCAACAATACGATCAAGTGAAACACCTGTTGCAAATTCAGGGAAGAATGACAGATAGACTGCTTCAGCCAGTTGCCATGTGTCGGCTTCACTTGGAGAAGCAATCCGCAATGCCCTTCCCAGCACATCATTTGAACTTGTCTTAGCATCACTTCCGAAGTAACTTCTGGCAGAAGCAATGCGGTCACTAACTACATCTTGAAGACGTTTAATCTCAAGACCATTGGCGGATAATCCTGCCATAATGATACTCCTATGTTATCCTCTTTATCCTACAATTGAATTTCAATAGGGATTGGTTCAGGATCATTTTGGGAACGTACTGTAAAAGAAAGTGTGTAAATGCGATTCACATTATCCAGCACAGATCGGAAATCATTGACTTGTAACACTTCAGGTTCTTCGGAAATAGCTCGTAAGAAGATTGCATCAACAGATGCTTTGCTCACATTCTTCCGAAGTATGGACTGGTAGTAAGGAAGACCCACCCGTGTATCTAGGAAGAACTCCCCTTGGAACGTCTGAAGTTTGATCTTAAGCCGTTGGGCCAATGATTCCGATTGTGTGGATGTTAATTGAAAATCACCTTCTGTGAATATAATATCATGTTCTGAAACGTCTAGCTTAATATCTGGCATAATGTTGATCCATATTATTGAGGCGGACCAGTCGGGCCACCATTATCATTCTCAGGGTGTACGTGATTACGGAGAGAAATATTACCTGCTGTAACATCATCTGTCACACTGACACTACCCGTAATAGTTGCTGCTGAACCAGTCCCGCCAGAACCAACCATACCGGACACATAGGTTAGAACACCTTCAACCAGCATGTTACCTGTCACAGTTGTTTGTGGTGAATCAATCGTGGTTGAAATGGAAGCATTGATAACAGATTCTTGACAGTTAACTTCAACCTTACCGGGAGAATTGATAATCACATCGCCGGATGCTTTCAGTCGGACTTCGCATTCATTACCCGATCCTATATTATGAGAGATAACAGTATCGGAAACATCATGTGACAATGACCTATGGGATGGGTTATTCCTCGCTTGCGGAAACGAATACAATCCTGGAATAGCCATTGCGTCATTGCGGGAATATTTCCTCAGATCAGTTGGGATATGATTGTTTTCAGAACCTAACTTGAATCGGTCAATAGATCGTTGCGAAAAGACACAGAGAACAACATCACCAGCAGCAACCGGGAATGAAAACTGTGAAGTCTTGCTGCCAGGAAATACCAACGGAACACTTAGGATGACAGGATGCCTGAGAGTGCCGCCTTCTGGCCGAACTCTATCCACGAGTAACTGTACGTCCACACGTTGTTCTGGCAAAGATACTACACGTTCCACTCTAGCAGGCATTGCGGTGAACATCTGATTCTGTGAATTGGTAATATACTGCCGCAACAATCCTTCAAGGGATATATTATCCATATTTTATACTTCCCTCCCAGATAATCGTGAACAGTAATATTCTGCTTCCCATGAATTACCACGCCAATCACCATTGTATTCAACAGCATTCACGCGGAGTATGCCTTCCAATAACGTATCTTTAAGTGATACAGCACTTCCCGGAATAATCAGTGGATTGATTAAGGACCGAAACTTTACACCTGCACGTTTGTTCTCATCTTCTTTAACACGTTTACCATCTGGCGAAGCATAGGAAGGTGTTCCGAGAAGACCAGAAGAAGGTGAAATCTGGAAAGCACGTTCAACAGAGTTTGGTGATTGATATTTATCAGGATCATTCACAAACATCCTGTTACCATCCACACGCCAATTGAAATTAAAATCTCTTGCAAGCTCTGACATAATAGATTTGACAGAACCTTCTACTGCATATCCGAACGGGAAGGGTGTATCAATGTTATCTGAATTGAATGATGCCCTTGAAATAGATTGGGTCTGCCCAATGAGATAATTGATAATCTGTCTTGGAGTAGTGTTTGCGGGAAATGATTTGGAAATAGATGGTGTATAGACAAGTGAATCAGCAGGAACACAACGAAGACTTGTCCGCCTATCACCACCTGTCCGATCATCCGTTTCCACTTCCGTCACGATACCTTGAAATAAGAGTTTGTTACCCGTTCCTTTGTATCCGACTTTAAGGATTACTGCAACATGATCCCGTTGGATATATTTGATTGAATCTTCTGACAGGTTATAGATTTCGATAGTAGATTCATTACTGTTTTCTTTATTATCAATATGCTTACTGATCTTAAATGAAATCTGTAATCCTTCGTTTGCATCTTCATCTCCATTGATGAACAGACCTTTGCCAGAATTAGGTTGCCCGAGGATTAGTTCATACGTCCTCTTTAATTGTATGTTGGAATAATCGAACATGGTACAACCTCATTGTTATAGATCATCTGGATCAAGGTAGACAAGAGCATGTGTCTGATCCACCCTCCTTGGATTTGGGATACCAGAAGTGGCAAGCGTTGTTTCTTCAATAGGAACAAGGACAAACTCACCGGGGATTTCTGACAAACTGAACTGACGGATTAGAGGATAATTGGGAACAAGTTGAACATTCCTAATCAATGGGGTTTCTTCTGCATTGAAGATATCCATTGAATATCCTTGGGACCGAGAATTGTATCGGAATGTCAGTGTGTAAGTTTGTCGGGACAGATCAATGGTATAAGAGTAGTAGGGGGAATTGAATAATGGGCAAAGAACGCTACTCATTCTGTTTCCTCCAAAGGTTGTCCAGTTACAGAACGCCAGACATTCTCCGCCCTCTGGAGAATCCCGCCTGAGAGTTCTTCGATCAGTCTTGGGTCACGACCGGCAGAAGTCCCTTCAGATTGATCACCCTCGTTCTCCTCACTAGCAGCATCGTCTGCTACGGCAGGGGAAACTTGCTGGATTTGAACATCCACTTCCTTAATGACAGCATACCGGATTTGTCGGAACGAGAATGTTGCTTCTAGTGCATCGCCAGTGTCAATATCCTCATTATCTTCAAATCGTTCCATAATGATGTCTGGAAGAACATTGACTGAAATATATCGGCCAGTAGCAATGTCGTAATCATAATCAAGGACAGTCAAGACTTCAGATTCTTCCCATGCACGGATGAACCTATCTCTTGCGATTTCATGGGTATAACCTCTGAATGGATCAAGAGTAATGCTGGATGTATTAACTTGTCCGAGGAATTGACGAACTGAACCAGGAAGAAAATCCAGAAGAGTGGATGGGCTGGAGATGACAGCACCACTGACTGGTGTATTGCTTTCTGGAGATAATGGGGGATTGTCACCATCTCCTTCTAATAGTTCTTGTGGTCGTGTGTATGTTGTATGGAAATCACCTGCTGAAATAACGGCTCGGACAGTGAAGTGTGGATTAGTCTTAGAAACATGGTCTGTGATTAATGAACTTCGATCAACAGGATGTTCTGAAATATTACTTGATCTAGTCTTCGAATAATTCGTAACAGCATCGAGAAATGCTACCGAATCATCTTCAAAAATAATTGCTAAAGCCATATAGGAATCCTATGGTTGACAAGGTTCGTGGAATCTGCTAAATTCTACCTACCAACACATAGAGGAGGTTTATCATGCAGAGTGCTAAGATTTATGTTCTTCAGAATAAAAAGAAGAGTACCAATCACATCCTACATCTACTTTTATCATTGTTAACATTGGTTTGGGTATTCGTATGGATTACTATTTCAATCCGAAACCGTAACCACAATAAGAGGATTGATACTCAAATTGAATATGAACTTGTTAGACTCGAAAAGACTTGTTCTTATTGTTCTTGAATCTGATCCGCCATAGCCGCCCTACGGACCTCATCTCTGAAAATCAGATAGGTTTGTTCGGCGGTTTCTCTTGGGTCTTGATTACCTTCCACGTGGATATCGATCCGTTCTACTCGCACTTCACCGAATGGAAGTTGTCCGGGCTGAACGCCACCGTGGGGACCAAGCAAAGGTTCTAGTTGACGTTGCCTCTCGATCATCTCAGAAAAGTTCGGAGCCCGTACAGACCAACCATCCCCTCCTATAATCTCGCCGCCAGACAGAAGTTCTCGGAGACTTTCGAACGCTGCAATACCAATCGCAATCTTGCCCGGTTTACCAATTTTAGGTATTGAGAATTTACGTTTGGTTGGGTTTGTGGTTTCCGGCGATCTTGTACTAGCTTGTGGCTGGGTTCTGGCGGAAGGGCTTTTGACAGCAGAATGATCACCACCGAGTTTCCCACGAAGTCCTTTAATATTCTTCAGAAGTTTATAGATTGTTCCCAGGCCGATAGCTACGCCTGCCAGTGTTACAGCCCATTCCATCCAAGAAAGGGATTCTCCGTCCAAGATTTTACCCAGGCCAGACATTGCAGCCGGAAGCAGCATGAAGATAATCAGAATACGTCTTGTCCATCTATGGAACAACATGAGGATAGCTACGAGGTCAGTAAGTTGAAGCCCAAGTTTTCCAGCATAATCTTCAACAATGGACAGTTTCTCACCAAGTGCAGCCAAGAGTTCCATTGGGCCACGAATAGCATTTGTGAACAACTGGAGTGCTTGTCCCATAAACCGCCAGAATCCATCTGACCGATTGATTGCGTCCGATGTGGCGTTAACCATTCGTCGGATACCCCGGTCCAAACCAGCTTCGTTCATGGTCTTATTTGCTAACCACAAATTTGTCTGGAATCGACCAATGGCAGCAGCCGTGTTGTTCATGGCTTCTTCCAGTGCACCACCAGAGTTAGCCACTTCCCAAAGTTCTTCGGCAACATAAGGCAGAATTTCTTCTGCGATTAACTTGCCTTCGGCCATAGCATCGCGCATTGAACGCACGAGGGTTTTGCCGGGTGTTTCTTCAATGATTCCTGCTTTTTGTGCTGCCCGTGCAAATGCTGAAATAGCAGCGGGCATCCGATCACCCAACTGGAGGTTAAGTTCTTGAGCCATGATCTGATTGGTTGACATCATTTGTTGCAACTTTGTGTTCAAATGTGTTCGCTAGACACACCCGGCAGCATCACCTGCACCTCATGCTTTCACATGAGAACGGACTATATATTCTCCTCCGGAGAGGGGCGGATTTTCGACCAGCAATCGCTTCTGGCCTACATGATAGTCTCTGAACCTTGCTGTGTGTTACTGGTTAAATTAGAAATACTCGTTAGAAATACGAGACCAAGAATCCTTTGATCGTATCCGCTTTATCATCGCGGAAGTTAAATTCTTGCTGGTGGATTGAGCTAGTATCTCGGAATTTTTAAGTCCCTCGACAATTTTATTACAAACCCATCTGACGGTTTCTTCAGAAATTCCTCTGTAAGACGGTCGCATGGCATAGTTTGAAGAAACTTCAACCCAAGCATCGCCTTGGCGGATTTTCTTGACTGTATCAAGAGTCACGCCTAGCGCCGAAACAATTTCTTTATTTCTGGCCCCTTCTGAAATCATCTGGCAAATTTCCTCAGCATCTTGATAACTAATATTTGCCCTAGCCTTCCATCTTTCAGGGTGGAGTTTAATTGAAGCCTGTGAATTCTCGGCCTCAGTACACCACTCTAAATTATTTACGTTGTCATTTGTACGGGAATGATCAATATGATTGACTACTGGAAGTCCTTGCGGATTTGGAATAAATGCTTCCGCCACTAACCTTGCTACGCGACAATGGTAGTACTTACCGTCCCGATACAAATTAACAACATTATAACCGTCTACATTAGTTTGTAATTTTAACTCTCTCCACTGATTTCTTTTACTACTGAATACCTGCCCTGTATTACTGACAAAGTATCCATCAAACCCTTTCACATTTTTAATCATAAGTTACCTCCTACTGAAAATTCAGAAGTAACACACAGCATTGGCTGCGGATTGCCTAATCTTGACAGGTTTTTACCGTACCCGTTGCATTACCAACAGCCACCAGTAGTTTACACCACATGGCTTGGTACTGTCAAGCTCTAAAGGTTTCCCCGCAATTAACCCGCTTTTTCAAGTATGTCGCCATACAAGGAGCCTATACATTAAGCTCGGAAGGTTCCTTTCATATCGTCCGTTGACATGTTCATGATACGTCCCATGGCAGAGAAACTTTTAAAAATATCTCTCTGATCTTCAATCGTCAAAGACGTATCTTTTGCAGCAACAGCAAATCGTGCATAATCGTCGCCCAGATCACCGACGAATACACCAAAGTCCCTGGACAAATCTGTCAGGAATTGCATCTCTCTTCGGGCTTCTTCCACGCCCCCTAATGCTGCGGTCAGACCTTGTTCCATGGCCATGTAGTTCCGATAAGCCCTGGAAGACTGTGCCATAGCAAATGAACCAGCCATTACACCAAGACCCATATCAGAGTGTAGTGCCGAAATCAATCTATGATTACCAACTTGTCTCGGATCACGACCTCCTGCATAAATCCCTCCGGCTGAACCGATCCTTTGTCGGGCTTGCATTTGCTGCGCAGATTGTAATCGGCGGTACTGTTCTGTCAATTGACGGATTTGGGCTTGTCTCCGTTCCATTGAAATATCACCAGCACGATATGCTCGGTTGACTTGCGCAACAGAATCTCTTACCTGCATCAGTTTAGCAGCATGTACATCGAAGGTTCTTGTTGACCGGATCAATGCTGCGCGGGAACGTTGCTGGGCAACTTGTTTCTGTTTCTCTGCCCGAACAACTGCCCTAGCCTCACGCTGATACATCAATTGCCGTTGTTTGATATTACTATTGATAGCACTCGATGCTTGCTTCTCGGCAGCAGCTTTCTGTCTAGCCACCCTTTCGTATTCTTTGCCCATGTCCCTTGTGATACGGTTCTGCATATCAACGGCAGCCTTCATATCACCCGGCGAAAGACCTCCCGCTATAGCCTTTCGGACTTCAAACATATCCTTCTTCATTTGGTCCATGGAAGGACGCATCTTGGAATAATTCTTCCGCATATCTGCGAAAAGTTTACTCTGCGCCTTCCCAGCCCGAGTGGTCGCACCAGTTACACCACGTTGGGAATCAATCTGCTTCGCTGTATTTTTAAGTTCAGTTTGGAACTGTTTTAATCCCGCCCGGTTTACGCGAAAACCCAATTCCGCCATCAATGTGGCGATCTTATTTCCGGCCATGTCGTGACCCCTTATTTACGTTGTTTCTGTTTAGATTCCAATTCTGCATCCTTGTGTGCCATCTCTTCTAAATCATTCTCAATCTCTATTATCTCTAATAGATCATACAGATCACCTGTAGAATAATCTCTGTCTAACTCCATCAATGATGCTTTCTTCTTGGAAACAACAATATAAATTTCAGGGTCTAAATCCGATGTTTCGAGAAAGTTATTCCAGACCCTTGTTGTTTGTTTTTGGCCTGTTTGTTGTTTACCGTCGCCAGAAGACTTTTGAGAACTTAATCCTCTGTACCTTCTGCGACTGCCGAAAAAACATCTTGGAAGTTAAACTCAATAATTTCCCAAAGCACTTTGAACAAGGATGCGTACCTACCAGCAAAGTGTTTGTCAAAATCAATAGCATATTTGTTCACGGTTGTTTCAGACAGAAGTTCTTCGATGGTATTCTCGTCGAGTTCATCAATGTGTTCGGCAATAGCTTCCAGCACAGAGCCCAGATTGAATTCCTGTTGATCATCAGCGTAGATTTTGGACACAGCCGGAAGAATCAGCTTGGATACTTTCTTACCAATCTTGACACCTTTCCTGGCACCAAATTGGGTGATAAGGTATTCATTACCATCAATAGTTACAGTCTTTTGTTGACGCATTGTTGTTACCCCACTTTATAAATGAATTTAGAATACATTTGGAATGTTAGATAGAAGGTCTAGGACACCCTTACTGTTTCCACCAACGTCATATCTAGTTGTAAATTCATAATAGATACGCCATTCTATTGGAGATGTGGTACGGGCCTGCCAAGACAGGTTTGGATTTCCTTCCAGATAAGCATTGCCGAATTGGACACCTGTATCACCACCAACATCACGGATGGTCACAAGCAACAATCCTGTTTGTTCAAGATCATCGGCATTAGCTAATTGGGAAAGGATTTGATTTTGTGTGGATGTTTGCATTAGTCGGAACATAATCGTCCCAGACTTATCTCTCGTGTGGATTCTGGTATGTTTACCCCTGATACCTCGAACCTGCCGATAGTTGAAACTATTCTGATTGATTTCGAGGAAGGAACCTTCGGCAAAGTCTGTGACAATGAAATCATTGATTGACAGAACAATGTCCGAAGGTGAATAGGTATTAACAAGTGGCATGGATCATCACCCCTTTATTAGAATAGACCATAGTTACCGCCGAATTGTCCGACAAGATTACCAAGCTGGCCAACCCGCTCAAGAACATTCATATCGGAATTACCTGCGACACCAAATGTCATTTCAGCACAACGGACGGTCCAAGTTCTTGTCTCGATATTATCGGTGTAAGCAACTATAGGGGGGCTTTCGATCCAACAAGATGATGCCAGAAAGAGAGATTGCCCGGATGAATCCTTGGCGAAGATTGGGAACATGCCTGAACGTGAGATAGAGTCCAGTGTAGCCAAAGCATTCAACACGGTATTGGTAGGAGAAGTCTGGGAGAGGGATATTTCTAACGAATATGTTCTATCTGGGAGATGGGTTCGATCCACATTCCCGTTCGCACCCTTCGACACATTGAAGTAATCTTCATCTTTTGTGATCGAGATAATAGAATCCGGCGCGAAGTCTGTTGCCGGATAGATCAAGGCAATGACTAATGAAACATCGCTCGGACTGTATGTTTGAACACATGCCATAACGATATTCCTAATAAGGTTTGGCCCCATATTTCAGGGGCCGGGATTGTGTTGCTTAGATTACTGCGGGCTCCACTGAGGATCGACAGTCTGACCAAGTGCTTCGACTGCGGAAACTTCTTCCGGAGTGAATCGGCTGTTACCGCCAATGACGTAACTCGGGCGAACAGAATGAATAACCCATTCACGGGATTCGATAGTACCGCCACCAGAGAACGCCTGAGTGGGTTCTTGCCCAATATAGGAACAACGATCCACCAGAAGGGTGGTGCCAGAAGAATCTTTAACAGTCAGGGTGAAAGTCCCATCGAGAGTTTCAAGATCATTCTGGAGGAGATAGGTCAGAACATCGTTACTGTGAGAAGTCTGGGAAAGAGTAACAGTAATGTTAAACGCCCTTACGCCAGACATTGCACGGTATGCTTCCCCTTTAGCCCCGTAAACAGGAGTGATACGATCTTCAAAAGGTTCGATAGAAACGAACGTTCCTTCGCTGTAGCCGTTAATAATATGGGACATTACATCGTT